CCTTTAAGAACACAGGATACATCAATGCTGAAAAAGACATCTTTGATGAAGCCATCGTAAAAAAGAACGGCTGGTTCTTCTATGGCGAATCCAAACCCGACATTCCCGCCTATCATCTCGCATCTGTTTACGTCTATGATCCACACACCAAAACCTTCCATGAAGAAGACGAATCCATCTATCAACCACGTCAACTGCTTGAACTCTTATCCATTCGCTACAATCTTCACATACAAAGTGTACCATTTGATGAGAAAACACAAGAAGAATGGAAATCGCGTTTGGATTACTGCACAGGAAAGAAATCCATGCTTCCCTTGCTTGAAGAAGCCCCTCTCGATCTTCCCACTATTCACCTAACAAGTAACAATGTATGCGAACAACTGGAGCGCGACACCATCTCTATGGCAAAACAACTCGCTCTTCAATGCTTGACCGCAGAAAGAGCCACTTCCTATGCCACATGGATTGAAGTAGGATGGTGCCTTCATCACATTGACCCCTCGCTCGAAATGTTTGATGTCTGGATGGAATTCAGCGCCAAATCCATGAAAGCAGGTGAAAATAACATCGCAGCACTGCAACGTGATTGGCAGCGTGGATGGAATCGTCCTAGTTCAGATCGTCATTTCACTATTCGTTCCCTTCACATGTGGGCAAAAATGGATAATCCTAAGAAATACCGCAAAATTATGAATGAGAGTTTTGTGGATTTTGTGGAACGAGAAGTGGATGCGACTCATACTCACATTGCCCGTCTCATGAAGAAAATGTATAGCAATAACTATTGCGCATCGGTAGATTCAAAAAAAGTAGAATGGTTTGAATTCACTGGAAATTGCTGGAAACGACTTGCACAAGGCATCGATCTTCGCAACAAAATGACGACGGAAGTGGCACAGGTCATTTCCGATACACGTACCAAAATCCGCAATCGTCTTACCAATCTGGGAAATGATGAACGTAGCTTTGAAGAAACACGCATGAAGAAAATGACAAAGATTGAACAATGCCTCTATACCTCTGGCTTCAAAGATTCCGTCATGAAAGAGTGTATTGGTCTCTTCTATGAAGAAGACTTTGCCCTAAAACTGAATTCCAATCAATATCTTATCGGTTTCAATAATGGTGTCATTGACTTGCATTCTGTCCGCTCCAGCGATGATGATGTCAAAGAATACGAAGTTATCTTCCGTAAAGCAGAACCCACCGACTTTATCACCTTTATGGCAGGACGTTATGCAACCAAAAATTGCGATCCCATTGACTACATCGAATACAATCCCAGAGACAAAGAACAAGCTGACATTCACGCAGAAATTGATGATTTCATGGCAAAACTCTTTCCTCGCGTAGAGCTTCGTCAATACATGTGGCGTAAATTGGCATCGTGTTTGGAGGGCGCCAATAAAGAACAGACGTACGAAACCTGGATTGGTGTGGGTGGTAATGGTAAGTCCAAATTGGTTGATCTCATGTCGATGGTGCTCGGCGACTACGCATCATCTCTTCAGTCCACAGCGATGACAAGAAAACGACCTGATGCAGGGGCAGCCAATCCTGATATCATGGCGATTCGCAACAAGCGCTTCATCTATATGGCAGAACCTGATGATCGAGAACCATTGAATACATCACGCATGAAGCAGTTCACAGGAGAGGATGATGTAGAAGCGCGAGGACTCTTTGAAGACCAGACGAAGTTCAAAATTACGGGTAAAATCTTTATGTTGTGTAATGCGTTTCCTGCGATCAATACGATGGATCGTGGTACATGGCGTCGTGTTCGTGCAGTTCCATTTGAATCCAAGTTCGTAGATCCAGGTGTGGAGGAGATCAATGAAAAGGAGAACATTTATCGTCGTGACAACAAATTGGATGCAAACATGTATCGCTGGCGAACCTTCTTCATGTCTCGTCTGGTTCATATCTATAAAACGGAATATCTCCCCCACGGTCTTGGACAAATCCCAGCAATTGTGACCCAAGAATCAAGCAAGTATCAGGAATCATTTGATTCGGTGGCGAAATTCATGAAGGCGCGTATTCGTGAAATTCCCCCAAAGAAAGGAAGCTATGACGCAGAAATCAAAGACATCTTTCGCGTCTATAAGAATTGGTACGAGGGCATTGGCGGCGGAGTCGGAAGAAAATTGTCACAAACCGAACTCTACAAACGTCTTTCAGATAAATGCGGCGAACCGTCCAATAAAAGAACCTTCAAACAATTACGATTATTTGAAGATGATAATGATATGGAACAATACGAAGCGACACTTGACATCTAACTAATATAATAGACAACTACTCCAACAAGTAGACTAAGAATTGCACTATTCATTAGTGCATGAAAGAAATTGGATATATTAAAATCTCCTGTTTGATAGGATAAATAATAAATACCGATACAAAGCATAAATAAATAGGATATGACAACTAATGCCATGGTATAATCTTCAATAAAATGTAATATTTTTTTGGGTTGTTTTTCAGGGAGAGTTCGCTTTACATCGGTAAAGTCGCGATTAGAACGTTCAATGATAGATTCCTTTTTATTAATGTCGTTCACTAAAGCATCCTTCTTCTTTTTCAGATCAACATTACGATCGCGTATCTGCTTTGTAATATCACTGTGTCCATAACTGCCAAACATTGAATCACCTACAGAAAGGGAATCTGTTACGTTCGCACGAAGGGAATCTATATCTTGTTTTAGATGGAGAGTATGGGTGATGAATGTGTTACTTCTTGTTTTTTCTTCTGGACGCATACAATTTGTGATTCCTGTTGAAAGTTTCTCAATGTCTGTCGGATTCGCACGACAGGTCGCTGGATTTGTCGTATCCACTGAATTGATAGACATAAGGATATCCTACTATGCTTCGGATATAATGTTTTGTAAAAAATAATTGCATGTTTTACAAATCATGGTAGAGAGATGTCATGGCATGTTATGCTTGCGATGCTTGCGATGCTTGCGATGCTTGCGATGCTTGCACAGCATTTGCAAGATCTAATGCGGAAGATGCCACGGCGGTGCTTGCGCTCTGTCCTGCTGTCATCACACTCTTTTCAGCATTTTGAATATCTTGAGAGATGGTTGCCATACCTGATGTGATGTCATCCATCATACCAGGACATGATGGCACAGGAATCTTTCCATATTTGCCACCAAAATTCTTTCGGTTCCAGTATCTCTTATTACGTGAAAGTTCAGTGTATTGCCAACGATTCAAAAGAGTCAATACGAAAATAATAATCAAGAGGGCTGCTAATGATCCGCAAAAAGAGGCACTTATGATTCCCAATTTCCAAAGAACGATACAAAGTAATAATCCTGACAGCGCAATAAATAGCGAAGAATATACAAATAGCGTATCATTTTTATTACCAACGGTCCATTCATTCATTTCATTTTTACGATTTGCCAAATTTCTATCATCTGTTATCGCCGTTGCCATATTCATTTGATTATGATATACTTGATCGTGTATGGAGCTAAGTTCCTTACTTCGTTGATTATACATAAGCACCGATTCCTGTGATTTGGATGCACGATTTAAATCTCCGTAGACTTTATTAAATGTATTGCTCTTTTGCTTCACAATATCATCATAAATAGATGCTTGTTGTTTTTGTAAAAATGATTGTAATTCAGCAGGCGTAAATGTACCGATCGCCGTGGCTAAATCTACATCCTGATACAATGATGTCGTTTTAATAATCGCATCTAAATTTGCCATTCCTAGATTCCCATCAGAAATTATATCCTTCTTTCTCTATTCATTTCCCGCTGCCTTATAAATATATACTAACAGACCAAGTGTAATAATATTTAAGAAGCTATATAAATGAAGCAAATTGTCGGTATATTTTGCTTTTTCCTCTGTGTACTTTACCATTTCTTTTCGGATGTTGGTGACCGCTTCGCCTGTATTGATGATTTTATTTTGCTTGTCTAGATTTTCTTTTTGTATTTTGATTTGTGCATTATATTTTTCAATTTCATTTTGAATACTATCCGATGTAGAAAGCATACTTTCCGTAATTGCATTTATGATTTGCGTCAAATCATTTAAACGCATATTTAACATTTTTGTGATATTCAAATAACGTTCTACTGTCGCTTTTGTATCTGCTGTATTAGACAAATATCCGCTACGAATTCCGTTAAATACCATTTGAAGCGCATATTTGTAACGCGATTCATAAAAACAATATTCGGATTGAAGACCTTGGATCAAATCATTTTGCTTTTTAATAAATTCTTCTGGTATATAACTTGTAGGCGATGGGATCACACCAAGTGTTTTTAAATTTGTGACAATGCTAGAAAGAGTGCTTTGTGTTAATTTACCTGTCGCATCTCGATCGGAAGAACCATTTGGAGCAGCTGGTAAAACACCTACATGAGTTGCATCACCAAATGTTGCATTCAATTCACTATCCGTTGATATCGTTTGACTTGGACAATTTGACATGCCTACTACCATGATACGCTGTTTTAATTATCCAAATACACCTCCCACTTTCAACCCTAAAAAGAGAATCACTACCATACACGCACCAACAATCCCAATCCATATTATATTATTTGTAAAAAAAGAAGTCAACATGCTCCAAAATGACATCGTTGCGTATGTGATATTGCTAGTTGATAGTTCCATTGCAGGCTGCATCATTCGCAATAGAACAAGTGCTATTCCCACAAATATGATAGATAGAACCCATAAATAGGGGATCATGTTCCGACGAACGGGACGATCTAATAGAAAGAGTTGATGGGTATTCAGATCTGTGTCTCTGGACCGGAGCAATTCATCCCTCGCCACAGCACTTTCTACATCTGTCTTTATCTCCTCTTGAATCCGTTGTAGACCATTAATTTCCCCTTGCAAGGTTCCCGTTTCAGTTAACAAATCGGACATATTATTATGTTTTGCCTCTTTTCCTACAAATTTTAAAATATCATCGTTCAATGCTACATAACTCTTTTTAATAAATTCAGCTCGTTGTGATAATTCCATAATGGTTGCATAATCGGGATTTATATTCGGATCTGGATTTTGAGAAAGTCCACCCTTTGAAACATAACGTGCGGTCGCCGCATCCAAATTTGCAACAAGTTGATTAATATTCATAGCCGATAGCTCATCAAAGCGACGTTGAAACTCTGTCCTTTTTTCCATCCATGCCATGATTCTCCTATCGTTCCTTTCGTATTTTCATTTCTTCTTTTTCTTCTCTTTTCTTCTCTTTTCTTCTCTTTTCTTCTCTTTTTTCTCTTTTATGATATATTATTTTTACAATATATCATAAAAAATAGGAAAACTCTGATAAAATGAACAAACAGATGCGCTATATTTGATAGAATTAAGGAGCGCACACACGATATACAATCGATTCACCCGATGATGCACTAGCGCGTGTGATTTTAACAATATCACCTGGTACGACTCCAATACAACGAGCAATCGGATCCACATGGAACTTAATTTCTGGGAATTTTGATTTTGAAGTGATGTACATAGAATCCATCAATTGCTTATGCTCCGCCTCAGGCACAATTTCATGTTTCGGAACCAAGACATGATTCAATGGATTGACCACCAACATGTAAATGCTAAAGAAGGAAACCCGTAATTTTCGTCGGACCTTCTCCATTCGCTCCGCTGACTCCTCTTTTATTTTCATATACTGTTTCAATGCAATCAGATGATGCGCATCAGTCACCGCTCCTGACATCATCACAATCACCTCTGTATTCTCTGACGCATCATCATGAATATCATCAAAGAATGTATCCAACTTCTGACGAGTAATATTTGCATATCGCACCTCACATACCTTCGTCGCATCACTTTTCTTGGAAACCTTAAAGCTCAATCCCGTAAATGAAGCTGCTGCGGCGGTTGCTTCTGCCGGAGAAAATTTACGATAGGCTGCTACATCATAATCACGAGCCTCCAGAATATCCAGTAGCGATTGACGGCTACGATAAATATTATCAATGAATACAAAGTTGTCAGCCATTTTCTTTACTAACATCATTGAATTTTAGGTAGTCAATTTTATATCAAATGAATTACTCCAATTTATTCACAGTGACCGTCACCGCTGGATTTGCTGTGGATGGTCCTCCATTCCCTCCACCCATTGCGGACAAATATCCTCCATTTGTTGGTGCGTATCGTTCTACCATTGGACCCATAGATGGACCCATCGCATTCATTCCTCCACGATATATATTTCTACGAATAGGACGATTTCCTCCCATTGATATACCATCCCTCTCAAATGCCTCCATATCCGTACGAACCGCAATCATCGGTCCCATTCCTGGCATCATTCCTCCCTCCAAAAGACCCTCCTCATAAGGTGACACTGCTTTCGGTGTGACAGGGCTCGCAAAATCTGGTATGGGCATTCCACCCATCATTTGCGGCATTATTATTTGATTTTGTGGTTGTTGTTGCTGTTGTTGTTGCTGTTGTTGTTGTTGCTGTTGCTGTTGTTGTTGTTGCTGTTGTTCCATGTCTTCACTCATTTGTCCCATTTCTTGACCTACTTCACTCATTTGTCCCAATGGAATCACTTCTCCATTTTCATCCAATTCTTGCTCTTCCTGAATCACATCAAATCGTGCCTTCTCCTCCTTCGATAATTCATTTACCATCGCACCCATCGAACGTAATTGTTCCACTGTCAATGCAACAACAGGCTTCTCCTCCACATAGGCAGGTGCTACAATCTCAGGTAAAATCATTTGCGGTAATTCCTTCACAATTTCACTCGATGTTCCCGAAAATTCAAATGGCGTCAATCGCTGAAATCCACTTGTTGTCATAAAACGCATTGCCATATTCAAATAGGTTTCCTGTTCGTGTGTAAGAAGCTTCGTAGAATAAGGCATTTCTACTTGAACAATGCGTGATTTAGGACGACCAAGCGGTGGAAGAATCTCCAAATTATTTGCGTTGTCTCCTGTATATTTCACAGGTCCATCACACATGGAGCAAATTGCCAAATTCAATCGTGGATTAAAAATAGGAATCATACCACATGCCACACATAATGGAATCTTTGCTCCATCGGATCGCTCCATAAATGATTCTTTGACAAAGGACATACCTCCATGTGCAATAATCGCATCACGATCCATCTCTCCAATCTTCAAACCACCTTGAGCTCCACGTCCACCTGTCGGCTGATGCGTTCGGACTTCTCTACGTCCCTGTCCTCTCGCCTGCCATTTATCCTCTACCATATGCTTCAGACGCATTCCATATACTGGACCAATAAAAATCGCAGTAGGAATCTGCTCTCCCGTTGCACCATTATACATCACCTCATTTCCATATTTCTCAAATCCCATTTCTTCCAAAATTCCACCAATCGCCTCCTGCGGCGAACCATCATTCATAAACGATGTACCATCTCCAATGCCCCCTGATAGTGCAGCGGTCTTGCCTAGAAGCTGCTCCAAATTCTGCGCAATCGTCATACGCGACGGAATCGCATGCGGATTCATAATCATATCAGGCACAATGCCCGACTCCGTTCTCGGCATGTCATGCCCCCTCAATAATGCGCCAATCGTTCCCTTTTGCCCATGGCGATTTGAAAATTTGTCACCTAGCTCAGGGATACGGTCCTGAACTACACGAATCTTTACCAGACGCAAACCCATATTATTAACCATAATTGCTACTTTCTCTACACGTCCTCGTGTCCATACTTGTGGTGCTGTAGAAACATCACTAATTGATCCGCCTTCTGTACTAGTCATATATGCACCCACAATGATGGTGGTTTCATCCACATAAGAACCTTCTTTAATGATTCCACTGGGGTCCAACTTAGAATAGTCCATACCTGGTTTCAGAACCTTCCAATTTCCGATTTGAGCAGGGTTGCCAAAACGAACTTTCACTTTTGCCTTCGTATCATCTTCTTCTAATGCTTGATAGGAGCGATATGCCATGGATCGAAACATACCTCGTTGAATTGCATCATAATTCATAACAATACCGTCTTCCTGATTGTAACCTGACCAGCATGCAATCGCCAAAATACAGTTCATTCCATATGCCATTTTGCCTTCTCCCAAATAATTGTTATAAATCGTACGCGTCAAAGGCATTTCTCCATAACAGAGAACATGTGCACTATTGTCAAAACGATTCTTCCAATTCGTCGCATAGATCGACAGACCCTGCTTGGACTGCGAACAAGACAATTGATTACGTGGCGACTGATTGTGAGGAGCAAATGGAATCAATGACGTCATCATACTCATAATGGTAGAAGGATGAACTTCAATGTGCGTTGTTTCCACCGTAACATACGCAGGATGATTCGCAATAAAGGCTTCATTTTGTTCATAAGGATCAATGTATTCAACCGCACCTGTATATGGAAAAAGTGCTTCAATATAATCCTCTAGCGCTGCAGCTCTATCTTGTAGGGGGTCAATGAAATTGGTGGATTCGAGACCTGCTTGTTTTCGTGTGTCGTGTGTTCCCATGACGAGGTCGCGCCATGTTTTCATTGCACGTATTTTACTAACAGGCATTCGTTGCGATTGATTAAGAGCATTTTTAGAAGAATACAGCCAAATCAGTGGGCGTAAGGGACGACCAGCATCCATGTAGACATATACTTTTCGGTCATGAATAGAAAAAGTAATACTCACGGAATAGGGCAGACATCCTGAACGTTTTAACATTTTTAATACCATCGTAAGTAAATCAGGTTTTGCGGTATATCCGAAAATACCTCCATTGATATAGACAGGTACATAATGAATACGCTGTTCAATCGTTACATCTTCTGGTGGATAGACACGACCCGTTGTTCGTAACCATTCAAAAAGACGTTCTGTCTGAGAAGAAGTAGAAATCGCTGTCATGATACTCAGATTCTTTGCAATACCAATAGAGGCACCAGTTGGTGTTTCGGATGTGCAAAAATAACCATATTGTGACGTATGTAATTTACGAGGTCCCGTTAATTTCATGTTCGTGTCAAAATCAAGAATCACACGACGACAATGCGACATGAAATCGGTATACGATAAACGTGATAGTGCCTGTAACACTCCCGATTTCTCCTCACCTAATCCCGTGCCCCACTTTCCTTTAAACCCTTTCATGATCATTTCAGTGAGGAGACCTGACATGAAAATCTTGGATCCATTTCCTGGTTGAAAGATATTCTTGAAATTATCGTCCTTATACAAGACTGCTTTATTCTGGTTATACTCTTTATCAATCGAAAGAACAAATGCTTTTACCCATAATTTATAGGAGTTATTAAAAAGTTCTTGTACCAAGAAGCCACTGGTAAGACAACGTTGATTACGAGTGTCATCGCGATCGGTCTTCTCGTCGTATCCTTCACTGACACGTAGGATTTTTCGGACACACTCGCCCAAAAAGAGTCCTTGTGAACTCGCATCATTTGGCATATGAATAAAGAGTTGATTTTTAATAATATCAAGTACATGCTCAATACTGAATCCTTTGGTGAGTGTTTTAATATATTGAATAGCCGTATAGGTATTCAGAAAGGGAAATCCATCAATGATAGAGGGATGTAATTTTGGCAACAACAATTTAGCTTCAGGGCTTTCAAAATCAGGAAAAATCATTTTAAGAATTTCTTCATCCGATTGAAATCCAATCGCACGAAATAGAACGAAAAGAGGAACGGGCTTTCGTACAAATGGCAAAGAGACTTCAATAATCGCATGTGTCGTAAAATTCTTTTTTTCTACATGACGCTTCATTATAAAAGACACACGCTTTACTTGACGTGTCACCGCCGATAAGCATTCAATCGAGGCATACACCGCCACATCTGGATCATCCTGTGGCGTTATATATAGTGTATTAAATGCCTGTTCTTGACGCGTGACAAGCACCTTTTCCGCACCACCTATAATAAAATAACTTCCATTATCATAAGGACATTCACCCACTTCTCGTAGAAACTCTTTTGGTTTATTATGAAGAATACAGTAACGACTATGAAGCATAATGGGCATGGTAAAGAGTTGCCATTTCTTAAACGTATCTTTTTCTGGTGATAAATCAATGACGGAACCAGTGGGAGTAATGTATGTAATCTTTACATGAATATCCGCATAGACAATAGAAGCATATGTTACATTTCGTAAACGTGCTTCATTGGGATACAAGATGCGAACTTCGTCCGTATTTTGTAAACTAATGGTCGGAGTGCCAATTTCAATAGCGGAACCATCTTCGCCACCTACAAAAATTTCAACACGATATTTATAGGTATTTGGATCCTTGATTAAATCTTTTAAGATTAAAATAGGATTTTGAGAACGAATGATACTAATCAAATCCTGTTGAAGAAATTGGTCATAGGAATCAATATGATGTCTCGTATAAGGATAGGACACCGTACGAAAATATCGATCAATTAATTGACGGGATAACTCACGAGCTTCATCTCCTGATAGTGCCATCTATCTGACCTAATAGAATAAAAGACTTCTTATATTGCCATTTCTCCAATCATCTTTATCTATGAATGGAAATCATAGATAAAAATAAATCGTAACGTGATCATGCTATTTCATATTATAAATCCACTGCCTTTGGATACATACTGCCAATCTGATATTGAACTTGACGTTGTACTTGGTCGGGTGAAGGACCTACTTCGCTTCCAAACCATTTACTCTGCATATTTTGCGCAAATCCTGGTGGAACCGTCGCTGCAAATGGACGATTATATGCCTGTTCAAATGTCGTAGCAGCCGCTGTCATCTTATCTCCCAATAAACCACCACCACGTCGTATCTTTCGTCTTGAACCACCCTTCTGTTGGGCAAAATGTACCGCATTCGTTCCCATTCCCGCTGGAACCTGTGGCCACGTAGTCTGTCCTGGAACTGGATCATAACTCTGTCCTGGCTCTGGTATACTTACACTAAATCCCTTTGACACATATTGTAAATAACTTCCAAAATCAGATGGTTTATTTCCCGTCAGAGGAAGATGTCCCAGCTTGTCTGGAATTTGTCCAGGTGCCAAATAGACACCCTGGCGTGTCATATAGTCCAATGGCGCCCCTGAAATCGCCGCACCACCTGTTTTTCGTGTGTGACGATGTCCCTTTTTACTCGTGGTATGCTTCATTCGGTCATCAATAAATGCGTTTGCCGATTTCTTATCCAAGTCTTTCATAAAAATGGTATGCCATTCCTTACGTAAGTCACGTACAATCTTTTCACGTGACTCCTTTTTATGAATCATCTCATCTACTGATTTTTCAATGTATTCAAAAGAACGCCGTAATTCGGGGATGGAATGTACACCCTTTTCTTTTCTATGCTGTTTATTCTTTCTGGTTTTCCGAACCATCTCTATTCTTTACCATTAAAATGTTTCCAGCATGCTTCTACGAAAACTACCATTATTTTTATTCTTATTATTATTTCCTCTGTTATTGTTATTTGTATTCGTATTCATGAGTGAGCCCAATAATGTATTATTATTTCCTTTATTTGTTCCATTGAGTTGTAATTCATTAGCAATTGCATTTGTTGCGGTGTTAATGGAATTTGTTACATTAGAAGCAATCGTATTCAGACTATTCACTGTAGGTAATTCTACATTTGGCATAGGAGGAACAGGTACTGAACCTCCTGTAAAAAATGCCAACATGGAATAAATCACAAAAAGAATACTAACAATAATCATAATAGCCGGAGCATACATCTTTAATCCATCCTGCCATGTACTTAAACGGTATTCACTCGCAAATAGTTGAGAATGCTCACGTACTCCATAAATGAGAAAAATGATAGATAATACCGCAGCAATCATTGGAGTTGCTTTGGGTACAAAATAAAATGCAATACTTAAAAATAGTAAAAATAATAAAATTCCTGGTATAAAGAATTCCATTTCCTCTATAGTATTTTTTGATTTTACCTTTCTATTATTTATGATGCGATCGATGATGTAGGATATATTTCTATGATTTTTTTTAAATCTTATCAATCAAATCAACGTGAGTTAACATATGTTTGCGACAACAATAGCGTCTAAGCCCCAGAGCATTCAGCACTCGTAGCTCGGCAGTATCAGGAACCGTTTTACCATCCATGTAAATGGGCTTGATTTCATTTGAACCACGTAGCTCTTTCACTTTCTGCTGATAAAAGAGCCATTTATCAGCAAGTATATTTCCACAGTTCATACAACGAATAGGAATAATCATATCTTCTATGATTGAAATGGAAAGGTTTCTTTCATCAAATTTTATCATTTTTAGGCGATGTATCTGCTTTCATAATGTGCGCTATATTGTGATAATTAAAAGAAAGGAGTCCTTCAGAAATGACATCAGTTCTATACAGCGCTGGACTAAACTATCAGTCAGGTAACCCCGTTCGTCAGGAAATCATGGCAGTTCGCCGTGAAGTCGATTCACTCCGGAAACAGCTAGAAACTCTATTCGAAGAGAATCTGGTCTATCGTAAGCATCTCATGAAGCTCTCTCAGAAGGCAGAGGAGGGTGCCACCGAACTCACCAAAGATCTAATGGAACTCTCTTCCGGTTCTACTACTCAAAATCGTCGTGAAGCAGGTGGTGGTACAGTACAAGGCGGCGGATTTCGTCGCTAGATGGGTACCCATCATCGTCGCCACATGACTACATCTCTTTCCTTAACTTTCCTAACATACCCTCACTTATATCAATTTCATGCTTGGAATGAAGATTGGCACGGATTGCTTTCAAAGACAATGACGAATACATACGCAATGTATTCATGATCGTTTCCATTTCCTCCTTTGACCACTTTCCTTTTTTAATCGGTGTCTCCACTACTGTCATTTTTCGCTCAGGTCCGTCTGATGTGATTTTTAGTTCACCCATCACCATGCTTCCTGCATGAATTTCATCATGACATGTCTGACAAATCACAACGAGATTTCTCTTCTCATTCATGTGCGTTCCATTCTCCAGACGCCCATTCGTCGCTGTCTCTCTCGCCTGAATGTGATGAACCTCCAACTCTTTCACAATTGATTTCTTACATATCTCACACTCTCTTCGCACAATATCCGTATTCCACGCACTTGTTGTTGCTGCCTCTTGTGTGACCGATGCTGTCATCATATGACGATGCTTTAACGCTTGCTCAATAAATTCAAATGGCAAATCCATCGCTCGCGCCACTTCTAATCCATACAACGATGAACCATTTCCTGGACGCAATGTTCGATCATACACCAGTTTTTTTGTCAATGGATCATAATCTACATGTAAATGCCATACCTTTACCCCCAACGCATCCATGTCCAACAACTTCGGCACATCATGCAAATGCGTCGCAAAAATAAAATGAGATCCTTTTGATGAAAGCCATTGAATTCCACTCGCAACAAGTGCCTGTGCTGATGTTGATTCCGTTCCTGAACATAATTCATCACCTAGTACGAGGGTGTTTTGATTTGCATTTCGTAGAATATCACGAAGTTCTGACATTTCTACTGCAAAAGAGGAGAGCCCTGCAAATAAATTATCTTGATTCAAAATTCGTGTATAAATTGCTTCATAAGGGCTCAATGTCATTTCTTTTGCAGGCACAAAACATCCCGCTTGTGCCAATAAGACACAGAGACCCAATGCTTTCATTAATGTTGATTTTCCACTCGCATTCATACCATACACTAACCATCCCTTTGTCTCAGGATGTAATGAAATATCATGTGTGACATAGGAAATGCGACTTGCTGTGGCTTCTACCAATGGATGACGAACATGTTTGATGTCTACAAAGGATGCTCGATCTATCGAAATCATAGGACACGACCATCCTTTTTCTCTTGATACACGCCCAATACATTGTGTGGAATCAAGATGCGACACCCACTGTTCCATCATATACCATATATGCTCTCCTGCTTTCATAATTGCCGAACAAGCATCCAAAAGATACGTAGAAATCAAATGACCAAGTGATTCTCGCAAACGTTGTAGGGATTTATTTAATTGTTGAAATCGCTTACAATCCACCCATCCACCTGATTTTAATTCTGAAAATGTGGTCCCCTCAGGCAACTGCGCAACATTCCGTTTCAACTGATGTATCGTAATGGACGAACCTTTGAATCCATAGGGCTCTCTTTCTCTTTCTTCTAAACGAATCGCATCTTCTGCCACACCACCCTGTTGAGCAATGGACACACGCAATGCTTGAATCTGTTGATGAACCTCACGAATCTCTTTTTCTTTCTGTCCAATTTCCACATAATGTGTGATATTAAATGCTGTTTGGTCAGCATTCGCAACAAGTGCTTTCTCCTCTGTAAAATGATGGCGAAAAACGCTAATGTACTCTGCCCATTTTTCTTGCGTATATGGTTCTTGTAATATAGTATCAATGGTCACTTGTGACATGATCACGCAGATGGCAGAATATGTTTGAAAAAGAGCGGCGATTTCTTGAGAAGTAATGATTCCACATATTACTTTACGATGGAGACGAGGTAGATCCGACATGAAACGTAATTGGCGCTCCATGATTTTTGATTTTTCTTCCGTCCATTGAAGATATTCTTTCACTTCTTCCAATCGTAATTGAATCTCCCTTGCCTGAGAGTAAGGGCTTAGAAGTCGCTCTTTAATAGCACGTTTTCCCATAGGTGTAATACATTTATCAAATAGTCCGATGACAGTTTCTTGCACATTTGTACCTGTCATTTGAAGTTGAGTGAGTGCATGATTTCCACAAATCAATCGTACATAAGGAATCCATGGCTCATTGCGATGAAGAGATTTCAACATACGTGGTATATGTTCTTCTACAAATTGTAATAAATAGACAAGTGCTATTTCATCCTGTTCCTTTTGTAGTCCCAAGTATGTAGTAGGAGGCAGTAATGATTTGATCGAATACATTTTTTGTAAATATTCTGATCGAACCAATTCCTTAGAGAAAACACCCACGGAGTCGATCTGGCGCATGTGAAGCAGCAAGGATGGCAATAGACCAAACATACGACGAAAAAGTGTTTCTTCTGGAGGTGGCATGGATGATGAATACCAATACATGACGATTTCTTTGGGCGGATACACACTAAGTAGTTGAACCAAATCATCCGCTGTCCAAATATCAGGACGCCCCTGTGTCATCCCTGAATACGTCCGTGTTGTTCCTGTAGTTATATCCAATAGAGCAGCACCAAATCGTGGAGCTACTATACCTTCCTGATGAAAATAAAGGGTAATAATATAAGGTGTATCAGATGCAGAGATATTTTCAATATGCGTACTAGGTGATAGAATCTGTGATACTTTTCGCTCTTTCACTTTTCCACGCTCATTTTTACACTGATCTACGATCACGACCGTCCAGCCTGTAGCGGTAAGACGCCCTGCCCATTTATGCATCACATAATCGGGAAATCCCGCAAATAATCCATCACAATCTTTTGAGTAATCCCCCTTTTTAGTAGAAAGCTGAATACCAAGATAATCCACGATTTCTTTCACATTGCATTGCGTTTCTCCTGTTTCTATATTCTGGACATCATATAATTCATAAAATGATCCTACCATCAAAAATATGGCAGTTTTCTTACCATATTGTTGAGTGTATGTTTGATACAATTCAATGTATTCTTTATACATTGTTTCTGTTTCTAATGTGGTTTTCGGTTTTCGGTTTTCGTTTCTGAATGGCTTCATTTAAATATCGCGATCGGGCTTTAAGCCCCTTTTTTGCTATTTATATTAAAATAGAGTAAATCTATTCTTTTTATCCACTATATACATAAGAACTCCTCCAATAAGGGTTCCCATCATGAGACCACTATACCATCCGTACCAATAACGATCCTCGCATGCATCACGATATCCCTGTTTGTACCCACTATGATATTCATGCGGTCTGAGATCTGTATTCCCTTCCATGTATCCCTCATTAACACCTTCATTATATATTTCATTTGTCTTTTTATCATATTCTTCATGAAAATGCGACAAGGACATTACCTTTCATGAAAAATAGTATTATATCTTTAAGTGTGATGAGGGATTTCCCCAGGTATAGATTCATCCTTTTCTAGTTCGATTGGTTGATCTTCCCTCGGCTCCTCCACATCCTGAATGGGCTCCTCCACTAGCTCCTCCACATCCTGAATGGGCTCTTCCTCTTCCTTCTCCACTGTATAAGTAATACGAAAGCGCACATGATTTACCATCTGTTCAATAAAAG